GCGGTCAACGGACGCAGCTGTTCGGCAGCCGGCCAGCGGCGGCTGATGGTCGATCCGTCCTGCCGGCGGCTCGTGGCCGATCTCGAGCAGGTCATTTACAACGACGACGGCGTCGAAGATCAGGACAGCAACCCGATGTTGACGCACGTGTCGGCCGCCTTGGGCTATTGGCTGGTGCGAGACTTCCCGCCTGCGCCGCACAATCGCGCCGGCGGCATGACTGTGGACTGGTTGTAACCGATGCCGAGCGCCAACCTCACCGAAACCTCGAATCTCGGGACGAAAGTCGCCGCGCAGGTACACCCGCTCTACCTGCTGATGAAAGAGACCTGGACCAAGCTGGCCCACGTCCGCGAAGGGACGGGCGGGTTCCTCTCCGACGGGAACGACAGTTACATCGTCGCGCACCCGAGGGAATGGCTCGACCACACCGCGAGCACGACCGATCCGGTGACAAACGCGACGGTGACGCGGCTGAATCCGAATCCGCGCAACCCGTCCCCGAAGCTGAAGGCCCGGCGCAAGCTCGCGCGCTACGAGAATATCGCCGGCGCCATCCTCGAATCGAAGAAGTCGGTCCTTTTCCGCGAACAGCCCACGCGGCGCATCGGCAAGGACATCAAGCCAAAGGGCGACGCGAAGCCGACGGACCTCGAAGCCTGGTGGCAGAACGTCGACGGCAACGGCACACACATCGACGACGCTCTCCCGCAGTGGTGGGACATCGCTGGCACGTTCGGGCACACCGTGCTCTACATGGACGTCTCTGGGGAGACCGGCGAGGCGACGACGGCCGCCGACGTGGACCAGCCGTATGTGCGGGTCTACACGCCGTTCGACGTGCTCGACTGGCGCCGGGATGAGAACGGAAAGCTCGTCTGGATCAAGCTGCTCGAAGCCGTGCAGGCGCCGAACACGATTGAAGGCCGCGGCGTCACGTCCTATCGGGTCCGCGTGGTCGACGAGACGTCCTGGAAGCTCTACGACTACAAGACCGGGAAGTACGCCAGCAAAGGCGATCACGGCTTCGGCTGCGTGCCGGTCGCGTATCTCTATGCGAAGCGGCGATCGATTCTGGAGGACATCGGCGAATCCGTCCTCGGGGATCCGCGCAACCACATCGACCTGTTCAACCTGACGAGTGAACTGCGGGAACTGCTGCGCAACCAGACGTTCAGCTTCATCAACCTGCCGCTGGGCACCGGACCGGATGCAATGTCGGTCGAGAATGCCCAAGCCATGATGGGGCAGCAGACCGGGACGATGAACGTGCTGTTCTCTGCCCAACCCGCGGGTATTCTGAGCGCAGATGCAGCCAACGTGGCGGCCTATCAGGAAGAGATCGCACGGGTGAAGCGGGAAATCTACCGGGAAGCTGGCGTGCAGTGGGAGTCCGACAGCAAGGACGCCGAAGCGATGGGTTCGCTCGAGCTCAAGCGCGAAGAGATGACCGTGCGCATCTCGCAGTACGCCGACGAGTGCCAGGCGACCGAATACCAGCTTGTGGACCTCTGGTACCGCGCGCGCCACGGCGCCGATGTCGGGCCGACGAAGCGTGAGACCGACGAGGTGCAGATTCACTACCCGGAGCACTTCGCGCAGACGCCGTTCAAGGACGTGCTCGATGAAGCCGCGGCCGCGCAGACCCTCGGGATGCCGCCGCTGTTCCTGAAGGAATTGCGGAAGGCGATGATCACGAAGTTCGAGGGCATGGCCAACCTCGCGCCTGACATTCTCGAAAAGATTGCCGAAGCCATCGACGCGGCCGAGGATGACCCGACACCAGCGGAGCGGATGCGGCAGAAGATGGAACTGGCGACCAAGGCCGTCGCCGCAGGCGGGAAGCCGCCGGGCGGTGACTTCAAGGCGGATGCGGCGTGACGATTCTGCAACTGGTCAAAGGCGCGAAGGACACGGCGGGCGAAGTCGATCGTCTCGGTCAGCAGTTTGCCTTGGACCTCTCGCGCGTGCTGCGCTCGCTGGAACGGCGGTTGCGGCCGCTCGTGGTGGATGTTGCGGAGGGATCGAGGACGGCCATTGTCAAAGCCAGCCAAGCGAACAAGACCAGGAAGGCCATCGAAGGCGCGCTCGCGGACTCCGGCTACCCAGAGCTTGCCGAATCGGCCTATGGCTCACGGCTCGATACGCTGGTCGTGCGGGTGCTCGAATCTCGCCGCCTCGCGCAAGCCTCCGCTCGGCTCAGCGGTGCGTTTGATGCCCGACTGATGGCTCTGCGGATGCTGCACGAGACCGACCTGCTCGACGAGGGGAACGACCTCTCCCGCGCGCTCTGGAAGGCCACCGTGCGCGGCGTGTTCGGCTCGCGGGACGTCGCCGACATCCTTGATGACCTGGCCGATGTCATCGACGGCACCGAATCGCAGATCGGCACGCTCTACGACACGTCCGTCAGCATCTTTGGACGCCAAGTCGAAGCGTTGCAGGCCGGCGACGATCCCGACACGACGTTTGCCTACATGGGGCCAGCGGACATCAAAACGCGGCCCTTCTGCCGGTTGCACGTCGGGAAGGTCTACACGCGCGAGCAGATCGACGCGCTCGACAACAAGCAGATCGACAACGTGTTCCTGACGGGCGGCGGTTACAACTGCCGGCACACGTGGATCGAAGTGTCGAAATTCTCTGAACTCCAGGACCTCGTCGGCACGGGCCAGCGCATTCCGGAAGTGGCAGCACAACTACAGGAGGCGGCGTAATGGGAAAGACACGCAAGGACGGCTACGGTAAGGGCGGCAAGAAGAAGTCCTGCTGATGGACGGCTGGTCGGACTGCCTCGGCTACCTCGAAGCGCGCTGCAACCCGGCGCCGGGGCCGTTCCCGGACGCCTCGGTCCGCTACGCGCACGTGCTCTGGTTGCTCGCCGAAGTCTTGGCGGTCAAGTCGGTGCTCGAAGTGGGCATCGGGCCGACGGCGGTCTCGGGTTCGACGTTTATCTGGAACATGGGCCAGCGCGGGGGCGGCTTTCTGCTCTCGGTCGACATCGATACGCAGCTGCCGCGCGCGCTCGATCGGCAACTGGCCCACGACAAGGGCGTGCTCTGGACCGTGCTGCATGGGGAATCGCTCGACGTGGCGAAGTCGATTCCCGCCGAGATGCGGGTCGACCTGCTCTACATCGACGGCGACCACGACAAACTCCATGCGTACGGCGACACGATGGCGTACCTGCCGTTCCTGCGGCCGGGCGGCTATCTGATCATCGACGACTATCCGACGTTCGAAGGTGTCGTGGAAGCGGCGATGCAGCTCGAAGCGGAGGGGTTCACGTTCGTCCATCTGGCGCACGAAGTGCCGCATGGCAACGGGCGCCTGGTGTGGCAGAAGCCGGGGCCGAACGGGCGCGCGCTGAGACAGCACGGGCAGTTGGTGTGGGAGCCGGTCAACGCGAAGCTGGAAGCGGACCATGCCGACACCGCCTGAGTGGTTCCGGACCTATTCGCCGGATGGCTGGAAGCACCGCGCGACCTGCGGGCACGGCAGCATGGCGATCGATGAAGCGTCGGGCGGGCTCTGGTGTTTCTTCTGCGGCGAGTTCATTCCCGACGAGTCGATTTTGGAGATGGGCCGCGAGCGGAAGCTGGTGGAAAGAGCAGCACGCCCTTTCGCTTCAGTGCTTGGCGTCGTGCGTGGGCTGCTTTCAGTTTTTCGACGAGGCGTTCGAGGCGTATGACGAGTGTCATGAAACGGGTAGTCTATCAATGAATTGGTCCTACGGTGAAGCGGATCCGGCCCTGATGTTGTTCACGGCCAGCCTGCCGAAGTTCAACATGGTGTTCCGGCCCGGCAGCCGCATCTTGGAGCTCGGGTGCGCGGAAAGCGACTGGTTGGAACGGATGAAGGTCGCCGATTCGTCCTTCGAATTGACCGGCATCGACGCACGCGCGCAACACCGGGAGGCCAACGGCTTCACCCTGCTCGCCGCCAATGCGTGCGAACCGTCCGTCTTCGAAGCCAACTCGTTCGACTGGATCGTGATGCTCGGCGCGCTCGAGCACTTCGGCCTCGGCTTCTACGGGGACGCCGCCGACGAGATCGGGGATGTCCACACGATGCAGAACGTCGAGCGCTGGTTGCGGCCGGGCGGCTTCGTCTACTTCGACGTGCCCTGTCAGCCGACGTATCGGGTCCAACCGAATCGGCACTTCCGGAGTTACGCCCCGGACACGCTGCATGAGCGGTTGATTCCTCCCGGGCTGATTGAGTTGAACCGAGCGTATTCACTGCCGGAACCGTATGCCGGCACCTGGTGCCATGCGCCAACGGTGGAGCGGGTGCCGTATTGGTTCGTCGCTGTGCTCGCGCAGAAGCCGGGCCAAGACTGATGGATTTGCAAAAGTGCAAGACGTGTCGATTCTGGTTGCCACGGGACAAGCCGAAGCGCGACGAGAGCGTGTCTGGCGACTGTCGCCGACACTCGCCAGTCGCCTTCCGTCGCGAGCCGAGCGTTTTTGCGCCAGCGGACGCTGACTGGCCGCGGACCTTCCACTATGACGGGTGCGGCGACCATCAACCGCAGGAGCAGCCCTGATGGGTGTGACCGTGATCCGCACCGGCAAGCCGCTGACGGACATCAAACTGTCCACGCGCGACCTCATGCGCGAAGTCGGGCTGCTCGCGCGGGAACGGGTCATCCGCCGCACGCTCGCCGGCCAGGATCAGGACGGCCAGCGGTTCGAGCCCTACTCGGCGGCCTACGCACTCCAGAAGGCCAAGGAGGTCGGGCCGGGCGGGGTGAACCTGCAGCTCTCCGGAGCCATGCTGAACGCGCTGACGATTATCGACCTGACGGACAAGTCGGTCACGCTGGGGTTCCGATGAAGAAGCGGATCGGCCGGCCGCGGCTGCCGGTCACGCTGTCCGAGCGCGTCGTGATCCGCCTCACGGCTGAACAGCGCGCCCGCCTCGACGAGATCGCCGCGCTCAATCACCAGAGCGCCACGGCCTTCGTGCGCCAAGCCCTCGACGAAGCGACCGCCGACTGCTCCGACCGCCGCATCTTCTCGTAGTTCCTGTCTGCCAACAATTCCAACGCCTCGGATACTGGACTGTAGATCCATGTCATGGCGAAGAAGGCTGCGAAGAAACCGAGGCCGCATGTCTCGATGATTCAGCGCAGCCGCCGCATCTCCCCGGCGGAAAAAGCCGCGTACCACCAAGAGGCGGGCGCGGGTCGTTCCCGGGTGA